ATGATCGCAAATTTTGTCCGAATTCAAATTTGTAATGACGCACTTAATTGGATTTATCACAGCGAAACATCGGACTGCTGTGGGATTGTAGTGACCGATCAACATATGATATATAAGTTTCATGGATACAACAGTTTTCACTTTTCCAAGCCCCGAACATTTCGCAATGGATTTTATTATTTCGGGTGTATATCCTCTATTTCGCATGCCTCTTACTGTAAGTAAAGATGGATCGTCATAACCAGATACAGAACCTTCATCGATTAATTTTTTAATATTTCTTTTCGATAGAGTATTATTCTCAATCGTGAGTTTTCCGAATTCATGAACATTCGCGGGTGACAAATTGTAACCCAATGTAGTGAGTGTTGTTATAGACCAGTAATATAGATCACGGCGAATGTAGAATTCATCCGTGCAATACGATGTTGTAATGTTTTCAAGAGCGTCTACTATTCCATGGCTATAATCATAGGAAGGATATATGCACCAAGTTTCACCAGTTTTGAAATGAGGCAAATCAATTATTCGATATGCAATGGGATCTCTTAGGGTATGATTGTCATTCGACATATCTATTTTCAAACGGAGAACGGCTTCGCCAGGTGTGTATTTTTTATTTTTCATGTTTTCAAATTCTTTGAAATGGAAATCTGGCAACATGGATCTATATTTGTTTTCAATTCCACGGTGTCGTTCTTCTTTAATTATCTCGGGTTCTGAAAAGTCGACATATGCGTAACCGTTTTTAATCAAAACACAGGCGAACTCAAATAACTTATCAAAGTAGTCTGAGGTATAGGTAACAACGCCTGGGTTGTAGCCAAGCCATTCCATGTCACTTATTATTTCGTTTACGAAATGTTCACTTTCGTTGGTCGGATTTGTGTCATCTAGTCTCAAATGACACAAATTACCTTCTTCGTAATTTATTAACAAAGATTTACAATGACCAATGTGAAGAAAGCCATTTGGTTCTGGGGGGAAACGTGTAATAGTCGTCATTGTTGGAGTTGATTATGATTTACATGATTATAGAAAAAACGTTTCAATTTTTCTTCTTCATAGCAAATTGATATTTGCTATTAAAATTTATCCTGAAAAAAGGAGGGGTTTTAGGTTATTAATTAAGTAGCTACACAAAGGAGGGATCTTAAGGGAACCTTGGTTCCCTTGAAAAGGAGGGGTTTTAGGGGATAAGCGTAGCAACGGTAGTTCCCCTAACAGAGTTCTTTAATCCCCGTCATAAAATCTTTCTCAATCGTCCATCCCAAAGCTTTCACCTTGGAATTACTGATATAATATCGCATATCGTTATAAGGTCGATCTTCGATATATTCAATCCAGTCATCATACTTTTCGGTATTTTTAATCAGCTTTATCAAAATTTTGGCGATTTCCATTACCGAATATTCCATTCCTTCATCGCATCCAATATTATATATTTCACCAAGTTGCCCCTTTTCCAAAATGGCTTCAAATGCACGAGCTGTATCATAAGAATGTAAAAAAGCACGCACTGAATTCCCTTGACCCTGAATAGTAACTTTTTGGTCTTCTTTCAAAAGTTTGATGAAAAGAGGTATAAGTTTTTCAGGGTATTGATTGGGTCCATAAACATTATTACCACGTGTAATAATAATTGGCATCTTATATGAGTGACAATACGATTGAGCAATAAGTTCAGCACCGGCTTTCGTAGCAGCATAAGGATTTGTGGGACATAATACAGAATGTTCCGTTTTATGTAATTCGTCCACACTATTCATAGACTCTCCATAAACTTCATCTGTGGATACATGAACGAATTTTTTAATTCCGCCATATTTTCTACAGCACTCCAATAAAGTATGCGTTCCAAGAATGTTATCGTGTGTATATTTTAAAGAATCTTCAAAAGAATTTTGAACGTGACTTTGAGCTGCAAAATGAATGACATGCGTAATAGCATGATCTTTTAATAACTTGGAAATCAAAGCAGAATCACATAAATTCCCTTTTACAAAAACGTAGTTTTTATTGGTTTGGATGTTTTCGTTGACATTATTTTCGTCGGCACAATAATATAATGCATCCAAATTCACAAGTTTAAAATTCGAAACTTGTTTGGGAAAATAGTAGTTGATAAAGTTACTTCCAATAAACCCACACCCACCCGTTATCAATAGATTTACCGAGTCTTCGACCTCATCATTTAATTCAGAAAATTCACATACGATATTTTCAGTAGGAGGAAGAGTTTTTTTATATTTGACCAACATTTCTCGAACCGAATCCTTGATATTTTTTACATGCGGAAAATAAGACTCAAGTTTCGTTGTGTCCAAAAAATTATTCGAACGATCCGCGGCCAAAATAGCACGTTGTTCTTCCTGGCTGAAATTCTTCCAGATGAAATTAGGGTCAACAATTTCTTTATACATTTCCAAGATTTCATTATGACTAATGAGCCCTGGATTCGTCAAATTTAATGTCCCTGTCGTTTTGTTTTGCATTAGCTCAAGAACCATTGGTAAAAGTTCAGGCAAAACGGTCATAGAATTGGGAACGGAACATACTTTTTCATAGGTAACAATCTTAGTAATAAAATTACGTCCATTTTTTTCACCCGTAATCGGCATACGAATGCGAAGATTCAATACAGAATCCTCATAAAAATGCATGAATTTATCAGTGAAACCTTTTACCACGGAATAAGATGATCCGAAAAAATTTGGTAGCGAATCCTCGTGAAAACCGTTTTCTTCTTTACCAAATGGGTGTTTATCATCAAATTTGAAAATGCATCCGGTTCCTAAATATGTATAGTGTATTCCTTTTGACTTGGAAATCTCGGCAAGAAGAAGAGGAGAATATAAATTGTCTCTAACATTCTCCACCAATTTTCCATCTTGTTCTAAATAATCTATGGTAGTATAAACCTTGTCGCCTATTTTTCCGTGTGTTCTGCCTATAAAAGAAACAATATTAGTAGGTTGAAAAGAGTCGATTTCATTTAAAATTCCATTATAATCATCAGCTCTACACGATGCTATTAAATAGTTGATTCCAGATGTTTTGAGAACTTCAATAAATTGTCCTCCTATCCAACCATTTGCACCGAATACCAAAACATTCATTTTGTATAAATAAACCACATTATATTTTTATTATAAGGAAAACGAGCATTTTCTTTTTCTAGTAAATTTTCCGCTTAATAAAAATATTCGATTTCTTCTCGTCTTTTCTTTTTTTAAAACTAAATAAAAAAACTCGCGTATTGTGCACATTAGCTTTCTCGAAATTTCTATATCAGTCTCTTTTTCTAACCGTGTTTTTGTTATTTTATCAAAACAATGATGATAAGAAAACCAATCACTTAATTCTTTCGTTGTCACGAACAAAAAAGTTTTGTTTAGTTTGCTAGATATAAATCTTTCAATAATTTCCGTTTTTCCAAGACTATGTGTATATGGTTTGGGTTGAACGTAATAAACTTGATCGGTTAGCATTTTAGGGAAAAATACATCATCGATGAAGCATAATTCAGAATTTTTAGACAATAAAGTGCATTTTAGAAAATCACGATAATTTTTTTCGTGAGATGTGCGTCTTTGATCAATAGTTCTATTATTAATTTTGAATGCACATATAGGTTTTTCAAACAACCCTTTCATGTCAAATTGGATTTCAAAATAAGAAAGAATGTACTCTATCCATGGTGGGTCGCATTGGTTATTCGTATAGACAAATACACTACCGCATTGTTTTTTTTTCTTTTTATGATAAAGATACTCTAATATTGTAGTCACACCGTAACGTAAAAATTCTGGATATAAATTCGTTATATCGTTAAATATAATCTGGTCAAAAGTTACATGGTTTCCATTTTTCAAAACTATTGACTGAACGCCTTTCCATAAACAATACATTTCAGAAAAAGACCCCAATGTTTCGTCCACATCAAAGACGAAATGTTTTTTTCTGGATTTGGAATTTGATGATATATATCTATTCGGATGGATAGTTATATATTCCATTTTTTATTTCAACATACATAGAGGTAGTATATTTTATCGACCAGTTGACCCAAATCCCCCCGTGCCTCTTTCAGTAAGAGATAAGAATGCTTCGTCGACTATCGTTACCAAAAAAGGCTTCAAATCAGGAGAACAAATTTGAACGAGTCGTTGATCTTTTTCGACAGAATACGGCGTTGACTCCAAATTTCGGAATGCACCCATTAAAAACCCACGATAACCACTATCTATTACACCTACATGATTTGATAACATCAAGGGGGTTTTAGATAAACTCGATCGGGGGTATAAATAAAATCCACTGGGCTTTGATACATTTTCTAGAGTATTGTAATATTTCATTTCGCACTTAACTTGAAAATCAACCATTTTTGTATTTAGATTATCAAATGTAACTGATTCTGGAAAAAATAAATCAAATCCGGAATTTGGATGAGATTCCGTTAATACATTGTCGTTGTGTTTTTCAGTTTGTGTTATGTATTTATGAAAAAGATCCATATTCGTGGAATCGATGTATAAATATAAAACGGGGTGCAATGTATTCATGTCTGCGGTCTTCATTTTGATTTATGTTTAATTATTAAAAGTTAGTTCTATATTATTTATAAACTATGATATTTTTTGGTGATCTTTTGGATTTAATGGAATCAAATCAAGAATTTATAGAAATAATAAAACGGAGTTATTTAAAGTTATTCAAATGTTCAACCGAAATGTCAGACGAAATGTTTTTAACACAAGTGAAAAAATCCTCGTCTTATGGTTCAATCATAATAGCTTATTCTAAGACGGACAATTTAGAAATTGATATAGTTGCGTCTGCAAAACTGATAATAGAACCGAAAATTACGCTTTATGACAAATGCATAGGCCACATAGAAGATATGGAAATTTGTGACAGATATAAAAATGGCACCTTGACGAATGTTTTATTGGATAAAGTAAAAGCTGTGGCAAAATCATGGGATTGTATTAAATTAAATATATGTCGTCCAATGAGTGATAAAATTAAATGCGAAAAATCGGGGTTTCATCAGAATTTGATTCAAATGTCAATTGATATAGATAATAAAGAAGAATCGGGTATAGGACATGGTAACATTGGCGTATTTCCATTAGATCCATCATGTAACCATTGCATGTCGATAATTCAAAGAAATGAACTTTTGTCCATACCCGATTTCCAAATCGTAAATAAATTGAATTTATTTATATTTTTTATAAGCTTAAATGGAAAGGAAGAATTTAATGAAACTGAAGAAAGAAATCGAGTTATAGATAAATTAAATACCAAAGAACTCTCAAATTATCGAATATTGATAATTGTTCACGTCGTAGATTTAATGCAAAAATATAAAATTGCATCAAACGATATAGTTGATTTTTTATACATGTCTAGTATTTCTCAATATAACGGGGTTGAATTTGAATGGAAAAAAGACAACGATTTTTTAGATAAGATCTTTAATGAAAAAATAATGAGATTGTATATATGAAAATGGTAAAAAAAAATAAATATTTATTAATCGCATTTTTGATACTCGTTTTAGTTGGAACCTTGGTGTTTTTTTATTTTTATAATGTTAAGAGATCAGGAATAAAAGACGAAGGACTATACACAAAACAATCTCCTTCTCCTTCTCCTTCTCCTAATGTAAATATAATTAGCATGACATATAAAGCAAAAAAAATATGCCCCGATGGGTTTGCGAAAAAAATTAAACGCATTATACTACAAACGGATTCAGCTGGTTCTATATATGCTCCCGGTAGTGAGATATTAAAAAAAGACGACGATGATGTGAATTCTGCAAAAAAATCGATGAATCCGGTGAAAAATTTAGTTAATAATGGAAATTTATTAGCTGGCGTAAGCCAGAAAGATCGTTTATCCGACATAAACGCAGTTTCGGCACAAAGTGGAACAAATTTGAATGCAGCGGTTTCAAATAATGACGCATTGACAAAAAAATATTCTGACGCACAATCAAAATTATCAAGGGATAATACTACGTCTTATTTTGTCAATAATAATAAAACATTAACGGATACTTATTTCACTGCCACAATTGGAATTCAATCTAGATACATATCTATATGTGAATTGATAGATTCATACCTTTACAAATTATTAAACAATTTGGAAAGAGAAATTTTAAAACAGCAATATGATGAGTCGACCACATTCAAAGAGGGGTTTGGTTTAACTCAAATGGATGCTGAAAAAGCCTGTGACGAACTAATAAACCAAATTAAAAATACACAAGACGCTTGGTCTATGTGGCAAACATTTTATGTAAATGGATCAAAATTTTTACTAGATTTTTCAGGATCAGCATTACCAGAAAATTGGGATTCACAGAGTTCTAGTTTTGCAAGCAGTTATTCGAAATGGATGGACTTTGAAACAACGGTGTCTAATAATATTTATGGCGAATATGTAAATTTTACAAATGAAAAATCAATGGATCCTGTTAAAAATGTTATTAAAATATTGTATGATGCTTCAATAGACAAAAGTTTTGATACACTTAAGACGAGTTTTAAAAATTTTTCCACCTTACCAAAAAATTTGTCGTCACCTCGTGGTATGTAGAATTATTGCATTTTTTTATATTTAGACCATGTTATAGACTTACCTTCTACTGGCAAAACTTTTTCTGATTCATGCTCTTTGTCTAATCTTTCCCCGTGTTTTACTGCGGAATCTAAGTATAGCTTTTTTAAAACTTTCCCCACAAGAACAGATCCTTCATGTTGATCCACCTTCTCATCTTCAATT